CGCACTGGTGGCCGCTGGGACAAAAGGCGCACTGATGAGCGCCAGTAGGAAAGACCTGCGTTTCATGATTGAACCCTCTTTTTAGCTAAAGATTTCGATCGTGCCGTTGTTGAGGTCGATTTTCATTTTGCCGTTCAGCGACTGAAGAAGACCGGCATTGACCGTGCCGATGTTGGCAACGGCCAGCTTCAACTCTCCGTCTTCGAAGACGAGCGGATAGTGCCGGCTGTTGCCTGACGTGACGAGGAACTGATCCGCCTGCACGGCCATGCGCGACTTCTGCACACCGCCTTCGGTGTAAAGCTCGACATAGAAGCCCGACACCTTGAAGCTCTGACTGGTCCCGGCCCGCAACAACACCGAGAAACGGGCATCAACGCCGGTCGGCGCCGCGACCGCCTCGAACTTCACCAGTCCTTGTGCGAACCGGCCGTTGAAATCAGCACTGACGCCGCTGATGCTGGTCGCGAGTGCGCCGTCGCCGTCTGCGCGAGCGGTTTCCTCGGCGATCAAGCGGGCGAGGTTGCCATCGACTTCAGCGTCGAGTGTCGTGATCGAGCTTGCGAGGGCGCTGTCTGTCGTTGCGCGCACGGTCTCCTCGGTGATCAGCCGCGCATTTGTGGTGCCGAGGCTAGCCTGCAGATACGTCAGCAACTGCGCCATCGCCTCGTTCTCGGAGACGCGAACCCGGCGCTCCTCGGTGATCTGCGCCAGCGCGTCACCGATGGTGGCAACGATCTGCTGGCGCTCGATCTGTCCGACAGCACCCTCAAGCGAGAAAGCATCCAGCAGCTCGACCAGGCGCGGCCGGAAGAACGCGTCCATTTCCTGCTGCAGTTCCTTGAAGCGGTTCAGCGCATCGTCCTGCAGCTGTTGCAAGCCAGTGAGCAGCGTCTGCAAGCCGGTCGGCTGCGCCGTCGTCATCCAGGGCGTGAAGGTGCGCAGCCGGTCGGGCACGGTCGTAATGGTCGCCCGGGCATTGTAGACCTTACCGGAGACGACGTTCTTCGTGGTGCGGAAGCTACCGTCCTCAGGCGAGGTGCACTGATCCTCGAAGATCTCTGTCGTGCCTTCGATCCGATAGACGAAGCGGACGGCCGTGATCGTCGGATCGTCCGGCGGCGTCCAGGTGAAGACGAGCGCCGGCGTGTCATAGCCCTGCGCGCCGTTGATCATGCCGGCGGCAACATTGAAGTTCTGCACGGTCGACAGCAGCGACGGATTGATCGGCGGCGTCGGCGGCACGACGATCGGGCCGGGCTCGATGCCGTCGTCGTCATAGATCTCAGCGCTGGTTTCGGAGAGCACCAGCGTGATGCGCAGCCGCTCGTCGGCCCGCCACTCGCTGATCAGCCAGGTCTTGCCGCGCCAGGTGATCCACTCGCCTTCCTGTACCGCCAGACCGAAGCGACGACTGACGGGAACCGTCGCCTTGCCGCCCATGCGGTTCTGCCGGTAGCGGATATTGAGCAGGTACTGCGTAATGTCCGGATCGGTCACCTGCAGGAAATCGATGCTCGTCTGCCGGTTACGACCATCGGCGGCGATGTCCGCATTTACATAGACCGGCTTCAGGCTCTCCGGGTTCCACATCGACTCGATCGAGGTGAACTGGCCGGAAAGGTGATTGAAGCGCTCGAAGGCCGATGGCCGGAATTGCACGTCTTTCGCCCGATCGATGGGAATATCGGCCGCCGTCAGATCCTTGACCGCGATCTGCGGCGCACCGGGAATGACGCCGGAAAGGCCGCGGCGGTTGAGGCCATAGCCGGCCATCGCGTCATCAAACTGCTTCAGCACCTCTGTGTGATCGTCGTCGCCACTGACGAAGACAGAGCACTCGTAAGTCTGCTTGCCGTTCGCCCGCAGCGTGTCGCAGACGTTCATCGCCACAAAATAGGTGGCGAGATCGATCTGGCCGAGGCTCTTGCCCTCGCCGATCAGCGTGCGGCCGGAGACCAGCGCGCGCAGCCCCAGCTGATAGTTGAGGCGGTGCACGGCCGGGTTCTTGGTGTGCACCCAGGTCGACGGCGTATTGAGCCGCTGCGTCCCGGAGCCACCAGCAACCGTCGAGTCCTTGCGGGGATCGTATTCGCGCAAGCCGCGCAGCACAAAATCGATGTCCGGCTTGCCTTTGCCGGCGTCGCGGAAGAATTCGAGATGATAGTAGCGCTCGACGACAACATAGCACATGCCCGAAAGCTTGCTGGTCGCCTTCCACTTGTTGCCGAGAGTGGCCGTAACGTCGACGAGGCGCTGATCGACGCCCTGTCCCGGCCGGCCGTCATAGAAGCGGATCGAGATTGCGCTGTTGCCGTCGCCGTCGATGAAGCCTTGGACGCCGTAGCGTGCGACCTCGTTGCCGATGGTCGCCTGCGCCACGAGATTGTATTTCTCGCCATACATATAGACGTAAGGCTCCAGCCCGTCGCACCAGCCGTTGGCGAGGATGAAGACCTCGGCGTTGCGCTTGTTGCCCTTGTCCCACTTGGCATAAAAGACGCGCTGTCCCTTGGTCTTGCCAACGCCATACAAGGTTCCGACCGGCACGTCGCCGCCAAACTGGATTTCGCCCTGGACGGCCGTGTGCTTCTGCTTGCCCTGTTTCTGCTGGGTGAGCTTGCCCACGGCAAACTTCGCGCCGAAGGCGAGCGCGCCGCCGATAAGGCTGGTGGCAAGCGCAGAGCCGCCGAACAGCGCGCCGGCGATCGCCGTGGCGATACCTGTAAAGATTGCCATGATGGATTATCCGAGATGAAAAGCGGCGATGACGTCAGCGAGGCCGTGATCGCTGCGGCCGCGTTCGGTCTTGGTCACGAAACGGGCGCCGAGGCAGACGCCTACGTGCTCGGCGCCATCGGCGAGACGCAGGATGACGAGATCGCCGAGGCGCGCTTCCGCCCCGCCCTTCGGCTGCTGGCCGAGCTCGGCCGCGAAAAAGCTCACCAGCGACGTGTGCCCCCGCCGGCGCAGCGCCCGCTGCGCACCGGCAAGCGTCCGATAGGCGCCCCGGTACCGCTCAGCCGTGGCCGAGCCGGTCAGCGCGTCGATGAAGGCGCAACCGAGCATGAAGCAATCGGCCGATCCATAGGCATAGGGTTTCGCAAGCTCACGCGCGAGCGTCGCTTCGACGATGCGGAAGCGGTTCATGGAATGTCTCTGAGGTAGCGGTATGGAGGGCGGAGGCGGACCCGCTTTGTCCCCTAAGCGTTCCGTAGCCGTTCTATACTCTATGATTTAGACTAGGTTCAAATTCATGGAAGGATTCGGGTTTTGAATTCTGTAGGTGGCGCTCATTCTGAGTAGCATTGGTGCTAATATTTCCATCTTCTTGCTGCATTTCCAGGATGTTGACTACATCCCGCTGCAGGAGCTCCATCTCCTCCAGGATTGACGTCACGTCGCAAAGTGTCGGAGCGCGCGGAATTCTGCTGACAAGGCCTATGTAGATCTCTTCGATAGCTTCCCAGTCGCCCGATGCCCCTTCTATGAATAAGGAGATAATGCGCCGAGCGCATTCAGCGCCATGGTAAGGAACTCTGGATCGCGTGCACGCGCGGCGCAGCTATCAATTATCCATTGGCAGGCCTAATGGCCTCTCCACGGTCTCCGCGAATCGATCACTCTCCTAGCAAAGGACAACGAAATGGTCTGCGAATACTTCCATTCCCTGAAGGCGTTGAAGCTGCCAGCCTCGCAACGGCAGGACGACACCAGTCCCTCAACACCAGCGGCTTGCGCATTGGGCAAGTCGGACACGAAGGGGATCCGAGGCGAAGAAGCTCAGGCTCAGGACGGAGGCGTTGTACGAAAGACCCGGTCAGCTATGAAGCGCGTCTCCATCAGATCCGTAGCGATCTCCTGTTTTCTGTTCGCTGCCCCATCATTCGCCGCCGCAGACAAGGCTCTGTTTTCCTCCGACGATGGCAACGTCGTCGTTTTCGGCGATATCGGCCTCGCCAACATCAAGGCTCAGGAATTTGTCTATCACGGCGACCACAAGAACAGCCAACTGAACTGGGAAAGCAAGGGGATCACCCTTTTCACGGTTGGTGTCGACGGACAGATCGACAATGACTGGAGCTTGAAGGGCAGCGTCAAAGTCGGCACTGGCGGCAACGGTCACCTGGTTGACTACGACTGGAAGATCATCGAGCGCGAAGACTGGAGCCACCGCTCAATCCATCCCCTTACAGAACTCGATCACTATGTCACCGCAGCGATCGAGTTGGATCGGATCATCTACGGCAACGAGACCAGCAGTATCGCGGTCGGCGCCGGTATGCGCTATACCGACGTCAAATGGACCGCGTATGGCGGGTCCGGCATCTATACGAAGAAAACGTTCCGCGATACACGCGTCGAATGGCCAGACTGGGAAAGAGGCATCAGCTACCGGCAAAAGATTCCGGTGGGCTTCCTCAGCCTGAGCGGCGAACACGTCCTCGGCGATCTTACCATCAGCGGTGGCATTCAGAGTGGCTTGAGCTTCGGCATCAAGAGCATTGACGACCATTGGCTACGCAACCTGCGTTTTTCGGATGACATGTCTCCGGCACCGACAATCGGCGCCAATGTCGCCGTCAGCTATGCGCTGACGCCCGGTGCTTCGCTTTATCTGTCCGGTTCGTTCGAGCGGGTGTTTCACAGCCGCGGGGACATGAAAGTTCACAACATTGGATTCTACAAGGATTATGCCGGGGCCACGTTCCAGACAATGTCAGTCTCCTTCGGGCTAAGGGGCACGTTTTGACGTGCCCGCGTTGCCGCTATCTTTATCAGAAGACCATCGCCGCGCTCTTGCCAGTCTGACAATCCCGGACATAACAGCTCTGGAAAATACGGTCGGGCCGATCGAAACCGTTCGTTTGGCGTAAGCGTGGCGGACACTATGCTGGTGTGCATAGTGTCCGCCACGATTAAGTGGACACTGATCTCGGAGAAGCGCGCCGAAGCGCAATCGACCTCTCCGGCCTGCGGAGGCAGCTTATCTAGATCGAGATCAGCGCGAGACCTGGCCCCATTCCTCGGGGATCGTCGCATTCGTCGCCACGTGCTCGAGGCCCGTGTCGGTCGGATTGTTGTCGAACTGCTGTTCGGCCTGCGAGCGCTTGACGCCGGTCGAGCCCCGCGCCGAGCGTCCGGGCGGCTGCAGGTCGATCATCATCGTCAGCGTCCGCTCGGACCCGGAGACCGCGCCTTCGTTGTAGCGCACCTGGTCGATCTCGTAGATGGTCGAGACCAGCACCCCGACGACGTTGCTCGTGTTCGGCTCGCCGGCAAGCGCGGTGATGATGACCGGCGCGTTCTGGTAGTTGAACTCCTCGATCCTCGCGACCGCGTCTTCGGGATCGGTCACCGGAATGGTGGAGAAGACGACGGTCCGCGTGGTAACGGCCACGCCGACGGCGCTCACCAGGTCACCGGGCTGCAGATACCGGTTCGGCAGGTACAGCAAGCCATTGTAAGTGAACTTGCGGCCGCCGCGGTGATAGCCGACCGTTTTGCCGGGCAGATCGAAGCGGATCAGGTCCAGCAAGGCGAATTCGCCGCTCTCGATCAGGTCCTCGACCTCGGAAGATAGCACGCTCATGAGAGGAACAGCTCCGTTGCGGTAAACTGGACATTATAGTTCGGCCAGGTCTTCGGCAGGCTGAAGCTCCCCGCATCCATCTCCATGATGCAGGATGGCTTCTCGAAATGGACGGTGCATGGCAGGGTGAACACCTGCAGGTCGAGACCGAAGCGGATCTTCAGGGTCACGTCGCCCGCTGCGCTTGCTGTCGCGGCAAGAGTGATCCGGTGCAGCGATCGCACGAAGGTCGATTTCCGCACCTCGACATAGTCACCAGGGCCGAGCTTAAAGCCGGCCGGCAGGCCCGAGACGACGATGGTGTTGCCGTCAGTTATCGACTGCAACGCCGCGTCGCCAGAAAATACACCGCCACCCGCCTTCACGCCGGAAAGCGGGTTGCTGCCCTGATAGGCGATCGGCCGCGGCCGGTGCGCATCGTAGCCTGCGATTACACCGCCGTCATTCGCGTCCATGTTGAAGGCGTCGAACAGCGCCGCCTCGGCCGTGGTCAGCTTCGATGCGGAATAGGACGCGGCCCAGTATGGCGTCCCGGAATAGGCCGTCTCGGTGCGGCGGCCCTCCATGCGGTTGGTATCGCGGATGCGCACCGGATCGAACGCGACCTGGCCGTAAACCACGCTCGGAAGCGAAATGAGAAACGCCATCAGAAATCTTCCCCGCCATTCTGGCGATAGTTGGCCCGGGCTTCCTCGTTGCTGCGCACGATGCGCACGGACTGGTCGCCCGCCTGCTCGAGGATGCTGGCGACCAGTTCCTTGCTCAGCCTGAGCTCAACGACGGTGCGCCCGCCTTCCCCGCCTCCCTCACCGGCCGCGCCCGGGACTTTGCTCGGCGCGATGATCCGGCCGTGGCTGGTCGGAGCAAAGAACTCGTCCTCATATTCGTTCACCCGGTAGATGCGCCCGGGAGAAACATCACCGCCGCCAGCGCGCGCACCGCCATAGCCGAGGAAGTCACCGAGCGTTGTGGTCGGCACGAAGCTGGAGCTCAGTCCACTACCACCGCCGAAGATCTCGCTGAACAGCGAGCCGAAGAGCCCTTTCCCGTTCGTCTGCACATTGATGATCTCGGTGAGCAGCGCCGCGATCGCCTCCTTCGCATCGAAACTGCCGTCGACGATGCGCATCAGCTGATCGTCGAGGACCTGTCCCATTCGCTCGGCCGCCTCCTCGCTCCGCTCATACTGCTCGGCCAGCGCCTCCTCGGCCGCGAGCTGGCGGTATTTCTCGTCGATGAGCGCCGAGATCTGCTGGCCCTCCTGCGAGGTCGCCTCGACACCCGCCTCGCGCAGCGCAATTGTCCGCTCCCGCTCGATGTCGGTGAGGCCGATGATCGCCAACTCCTCACGCAACGACGCGATCACGTCGTCGATCGCCTTCTTTTCCTTTTCGGCTTCCGAGACTTTCTTGGAGCGGCTGCCGCCTTTTTCTTCCGTAGGGATCGGCGTCCAGGTCCTCTCGGCTGGGCGATTCATCGGCTTGAGGCGATCGCTCAGGATATTAACGATCTTCGCCTCTTCTTCGGCGAGTTTCCGGCTCTCTTTCTTCAGGGCTTCTATCTGCCCAGTGTAGCCGGCAAGGTTGGCGTTCTTGCTGTTTTCAAAGCCAAGCTTCCTGGCGACATCGGAGAGCTTCTCGTCCTGTCGAGCCTGCGCCTCCTTCTTCTTAAGGATTTCATTCTCGATCTCGAGCCGACGCTCGCCGATTTCGGCTTGCCTGCCCTGAAGCGTGCTGTTCATCTGGTTCTGGAAATCGCGAAAACCGTCGATAAATTCCGCCAGACTGTCGGCAGCAGAGACGATGGCGGATTTCAACTTCGTACCGACCGTCGTCGCAAGCATGTTGAACTTGCGGTCGACGTCTGCAGCCTTCTGGATCATCTGCTCGTCAAGAACGATGCCCAGGTCGTTTGCGGCCCTGATGGTGTCGCGGATGCCCGCTTCACCCGCCTCGATCAGCTGCACGAACTGTTCGCCGCCCGCGCCGCCGAAGATCTCGTCCATGATGCGGATCTGTGCCGCCTTGTCGAGCTCGCCCAGGCGACCGATGATCTCGGTGAAGAGATCAGCCGGATCTTCGAGCTTCTGCTTCAGGTCCTCGGCCGAGTAGCCGAGGCGCTGGAAGGCCTCTGCTGCCGAGCCGCCGCCGGTGACGATGAATTCGTCGGCCCGAAGGTTCAATTCCTTGATGCCGTCGGTCAGCGCGTCGACGCCGACACGGTTCTGCTCGGCGACATATTTGAGCTCCTGGAAGCTCTTGACGTCGAGGCCGGCCCGACGCGCCTCGTCGCCGATCGAGGCAATCGCGCTCGCTGCGTCGCGCAATGCGGTGACGCTGGCGGCGGAGACAAGCCCGGTCACGAGACCGGCCCCGCCGGCCACGAGACCGGCGCCGCCGGCCACCAGGTTCTTGATCCGGCCGAAGGATGCAACGACGTCAGTTGCCGTCGACTTCGAGAGTGCCCGCACCCGGGCAAGCGCGGACTCGAAGCCCTTCGGGTCGCCGGAAATTGTGACGGGAATATCGGGACGGCTCATAGGTGCCTCGTTGCGGAAAACAGAAAAAGAGCTACGCTCCGCCACGAAAGGGAGGGGCGCATGCTCAGGTTTTTCTTAGCGATTACTCTTGGCGCGGTTGCCGGAGAGGCTTCGGCGGGATGCAATAAAGAGCTTTTCAACGTAGAAGGCTGGTCGGCAAAGTCGATGGCCGAGCGCAGAGTTGAGGGTCAGCATGGACCTTAGGTCTACGGCCCCCGAAGCCTATTGGGATTATCGAGGCGCTCGAAGCCAGGACAAGGACATGCTCACCAGCCCCGGCAAGCTCTACCGGGGCGGGGAGGTCATCGACGTGTCGCCGGGTGAGGCTCGCTACAACTGGGTGATTCAGACGCTCACCGGGGATGTGACCGATGGTTACCCGGGGCTCAAGGGCATGGGTCCCGTCAAGGCGGCGAAGGTTCTCGACAAGGTCGGACCTGACGAGGACCCGTGGCCCGCATGGTCGCAGCCTACGAGAAAGCGGGGATGACCGAGGAAGACCGCGCTGCTCCAAGCCCGCCTCGCTCGCAGCCTTCGTCGAGGTCGTCTGCGGTGAAGCGCTCGGGATCGGTCGGGCGTCCGACCAGATCGGGATCGCGCGGTCCAGCTCCCTGACGAGCATCGGTGCGAGCCGTGCGCCGTACTTGGCCTGACGCTTGGGGTCGGGATACGGCCGTCCAGATGCGGACCTGATATCTTGTGCGAACGGGAAAGACTCACCATCTATGTTGCTGTTTGTAACTCATTGAAAGGAGGACGCCCGATGGCTGCATTTGCCCCTTTGAAGGTGCTCGGCAAAAACGAGTACGTTCTAATTAATCCCTCTCAGGTTGTTGCTATCGAGCTTGCCGGTGATGGCAAAACCTCGAGGGTTTGTGTCGGCGTCACGGCGAAAGGCGTCCAGAACTTCTACGACATCGAACACCCTCCGAAAGAAGTCTGGATCAAGTTAAACAGCTAATTACGCCTCCTCTCGATTTAGCAGAAGATGATCTTATTCAGGTCATAATGCTTGGACGTGCCATCTTTCTCGCCCAGCCGGTAGCACGCCTTGAAGATGTTGCCGACACCAAACTCCATCCGCTTGTGCTCGATAAGCTGAGGAAACAGGACGTCGAAACGCACCTCTGCGTTTTCGCTGTCCTATACGAGGATGGGACGAAGGAGATATTTTGATCGCCACGTCTCACGCTGACAGGCCATCAGAACAAGTACCCTCAAAGCATGCGTCGGAGGTCGAGATCGAAGTATTTCAAGCAAGTGCTTGATTGATCGGAGAAGGACCCCACACTACATCGAGCCGCACCAAAACGGAAGGATCTGTCATGAAGTGTCCCGTCGATGATATCGAACTTACGATGTCCGAGCGTCAAGGCATCGAAATCGACTATTGCCCGAAATGCCGCGGCGTTTGGTTGGACCGGGGTGAACTCGACAAGATCATCGAGCGCTCTTCGGCTGAAGAATCGCAGCCAAGATTTGTCGAGCGAATGCAACGTGATCAACATCGCGAAGAGCCAAAGTACAGAGATGATGACCGCAAATATGGCTCTCAACGCCCCCAAAAGAAGAAATCGCTGCTGGGCGAAATTTTCGATTTCTAAGCCAGCACGTGTCGTCTAGGGGTGGGTCGATCTCATCAGATCGGGCTACCCACCCCCGATCGCCTTCGCGTCCGGATTGCTTTTCAGCGAAGGCCGGACACCATGCTCTGCGGCCGCGCGCCGGACCTCTTCGCGCGAAATGAACGGTCCGCCACGGACGTTTCCGGAAAGCCCCTCCACGGTCATCTCGAATTCCGCCGCCGTCGCCTTCCAGAACATTTCCGGCGACCAGCCGAGCATCTTCGGGTTGGTGGCGATCCGGTAGAGCGACTTGAGATGATCCTTGATCAGGAGGGGCTTACGGGCTTTCCCAGGACGGCGTCTCCGGCAATCTGCGCTGCCGTCCGCTCGTCCCGCCGCACTGTCCCGGCAGCAATGTGAGCCGACAGCGCCTTCTCGACCGCCTCGCGCCAGGCGAGCTGGTCGGCGGCCGAGATATTGCCGTCGTCGAGGATCTTCGCGGAAAGCGCCGATATATGATCCTCGTCATCCGCGACGATCAGGCAGCGGACGGCGCAGGCAA